ACGGGTTTGATTCGGACAACCCTAGTAAACTCTCATTAAGCATTGCAGGGGTGTAGTAATAGTCGATGCTCAGATCTACATCGGGCATCCTAGTGATATCGTTAACAGCCAAGTTTTGAGATCCAACTTGTTTAGATTTTTGCCTGTCTTGGGAGAAACCCACAGAGACGCTTTGGACAGCGCTCATATAAGCTCCGCTCATGCTTGAGCCAGTTCTATCGTCAGTAGTAAAAGCTGGCCTTTGCCCAGCAATCACAAGAGAGTTATTACTTTTTAATATATCTCTGGCCATATTAAGTGTCTGTTGGGATTATGCCTAGAACGTCTTCTACTAGGCTTACTTGTAAATCGTTTGAGTTAAAATAGTTCCAAGTGTGGGTCCAAGAAGGGGAGTAGAAAACCTTTGGCCTATTATAAATAGATGGTATTTGATGTCTAAAGTTTCTATAACCACCTTTCGTTTCTAGGAAGTGGACCATAGCCTTTAGTTGTTTGTTCGATATGTTTTTGAAGGAGTAGTCTACTGGGAAAGTTGCATTGTTGTCATTAGACTTCACTCTCTGCCTGAAGGAGTTTTTAAACTCCAGCCGCTCGTTCTTGAAGTTAACAGAGTTGTTAAAACCAATATCAGGCTCAAAGAAAAACTCTTGGCTCCACTTGCTGGAAGAACCCGTAGGTCCATCCGAACTAGTAGATGACGAAGTGTGGTCTTCGGTGCAATAATAGAAGTTATTTAATTTGTTTGTATTGACGCCACTGTAGATTATATCGAACTTGTCATAAGAGGTTGATGTTGCCCAGTTCACTAGTGTGTAATTAATAAAATTCATCCCCGACCAATTCAAAAGGTTCGGGGATTGGTCTACAACTATAGAAGCATCCAGTTCGTAATGCTGATTATTGACATGGTTAATAGAGTAACTGTCACATATCCCACTGACTGTGTTGTAAGTTGTATCATTGAATGATATTGGGAACATCTGGTCACCATGCTTGTCCTCAAAAAAGACGGCGGCTTTTTGAGCATTGATTTCATTTGTCTCATACCTTAGGTTGAAAGTAGCCTCTAAGTTATTCAACGAGTTAGGGAGTGTGTTTGTGTAAGAGTCTTTGGTATCGTACTGGAATAGTTTAGAGTTAAACGAAACTGAAGAACCGTAACTAGGAGTACCGATTCCTGACAAAGCAGACTGCAAGGCTACCCCTGATATATTCTCATCTCTATTATAAAATAAATCACTCATGACCGACATAACTAAGGTTTAAACGTAAAGATCCATCAGCAGACATACTTAGGTTTTCTGAAATAAGGGAAGCATTTGGGATCGTGAGAGCTTGGATGTTAGCCCCGGTTCTTCCGTCTATGTCAAAGCTCACTGTCTTGTCCTCCCTAGAGTTCAAGAAATTAAATCCACTTTCTAAGAAAGCGTCATCTACTTCTATTTGAACACTAGCTGAGTATTGTATGGGTGGGATAAAATCTACACTAACTGCTGATTCCTGACCTATGGTATAGTTTCCTTTTCTTTTACAAGCCAATGAGTAATCAAAACCTATAACACGGTTTGTCGTTACATTGTCACATGTTATAGAGATGCTCCCCTGACTTGGTATGTCTATAGTAGGGTGAGCAACTACACCTGATGCGCTTTCTCCACTCCTAAGTTCATCAACAACAAAAAATTGAGCATTCACTTTTGGCACAGAACCAACAGCGCAATTCACTGAGTAATTAGAAAGGTAGCCACTCTCAAAGCCATACGCACTGCCATTGTAATGCATACTGCCAGACATATTAACATCCCCTGTGTAGCTCAGGATGGGATCATTATAAATCAAATATCTAGAGAATGAGACCTCTTGTTGAGTAGGTCCAGCAGTGGTGGTCATGCCTTTGCTAGTCCCAAGTGGGGTGACCAACCCTTTGGCACTTGAGTAGGACATATCAAAGTTTTCAATCCCAGACAGTTCTTGCCCAGAGATAAAAACCCTTACTTCGTCATTGTATCTTGCTCCAAACATTACTTCCTAAGTTGGCCTCCCAATCTCTTTTCGTCTGTGATTACTTGTTTAACTACTGTTTTAATTCTCTCTGACAGCCTTTTCTGGTCTTCAGAAGCACCCTCAGAGGTCTTGACGTTTTCTTTCCCTTCGCTATTTATAGTGATATTGATTTCGCCTCCAGTAGCATCTTCAGTAGCACTAATCAGTTCATCTAGCTTTCCTACTAATTGGGAATTATCTCCACCTCCACCAGACCCTGAGTTAAGAGCTTGTAAATTTCCAGCGCCTAACCTCTTGGTGGCAGCAGCGTTCATTATAAACTCTCCTCCTGAAAGCATAGTCGGGACAGTGTCTACACCTGAAGCGTTGGAGACCATTCCTCCGGTAGCGAAGTTGAATGGTAAATTAGTGTTCGCTGCACCTTTTAATACACCATCAGGTCCATACATTACTGGACCTCCGGGAAGACTATCTAAGATATCTTGTTCATTTCCGAAGGAGGAAATGTAACCATTCCCGATTTCATCATCGAATACTGGCACCCCTTTAGGTATATTGTTCCCAAAATAACCAGCTCCGAAATTTCCGAAACCACTAGATCCACCATCAGTAGCTGCAGTTCCAAGGATGTTAGCTCCAAACCCGGTTAAACCTTTTGCGATTTTTCCTAGTCCTTGAGTTGTCGCAAACTGCGCCCCTAGGTAACCTGCCCCAGCACTTATTCCAGCAGAGAGGATATCTTTTAAGAACTGCCCTTTGGATTTCTTGGCGGCTCTCCTCGCCTCGTCCTCCTGCGCCATCTCTGCAATAGCCAGATCGAAAGCTTGTCTTTTAGCCCCTTGGATCTGTTCGAACTGCTGACTGTTCCTACGACCGAACATGCTTAACCTAGCACTTTCAGGATCTAGAAAAGCTGCTGTAGCACCTCCTTTTATGAAGCTATCCCCACCAATCCTATTAGGAGATTGGGTGGCAAAAGACATAAGGTCGGCAGCTCCACTTATATAACCAGAAGAAGATGATGGGGTTCTAAACATACCTTCAGAATCCCTCCTCTGCCTTACAGACCCACCAGAAGCATAACCTTGAACACCCCCATTGTTTAGAGCATTAAAGAAACCTGCCCCATATTTCTGAACAGCACTTTTTCTAATAACAAATTCACCACCCATCAACATTGCAGGAACATCATCTTTGTGTCCAGACCCTCCAGAAATATAACCCCCTGAAGCTTCATTTCTCAGGCCAGAACCAAACATACCACCAAAAGCATCCGTAAGAAACTTTTTACTGTAAGCACTTGTTATATCACTTAAAAACTGTTTACTGACCTCAAGAAGAGCATCACCAAGGCTATCAGAACCACTAATTGCGTTTCTAAAAGCCTGATCCATATTCATCATAAATTGATACGAAGAATCCACCAGATTATCTTTTAATGCAGAGCTGGTTACAAGTGCATCACCGTATTTCTCAGCTATTCTATCTGGAATAGAAGCTTGCAACTTTAACATTTCTACGTCTGGAGCATCCGCTTCACGTCTAGCTTTCTCAACATTCAGATTAGCATTTAACATGTTGATCTTATTCCTGTCTTTTAACAAACTTAATTGGTTTTGTAATTTTAATTTGTTGTTATCTTGGGCTTGACCTATTTCAATCTCCAATTTTTTTTCTTGAGCAGTGAAGTCAACTACAACTTGCTTCCTGTTTAATTCAGCTTGATCAACTTTACCCTCTCTTGTCTGTTGTCTTATATTGGCCCTACCTACAGAACTCAAACCTCCAACAGCTAATCTTTGATTGAGCGATTGCTCTGTTCTTTGTATATCAGCTGAACCACGTTTTATACCAAGCGTTCCAGATAACCTTTCTGAGTCTGCATCAAAATTTTTCTTTATTAATTGTGATTCGAAGTAGATTTTTGTGTTCGAAAGAAATCTATCCATCTCAGAAGAATGCCTAACACCCTTTTTTAACTCCTCATTAAATAACTTTGCGCCATCTACTAACTCCATCATTAAATTAACTTGGCCTTGTATAAGTTCGGGTTTTTTTCCTTCGACTGTCAAAATTTCAGTGAAAACACCTTTCATTTCTTCAGCATTGTTAAGTCTGTCAATGTCAGATTCTAATATGGTTTCCCTTATCTGTTGAACTTTAGCCTCTTCTATGCCAAGACCTTTAATCTTCTCAGACTGCCCTTTTATCATATCAAGCATACTGGATGCTAATTTTTGATCTAGTTCTTGCAGTTTTATTTTTTTATTAAGCCTGATCTCTTGCTCGGCGCTTATACTTCCCAAAGCTTTCTGCAACTGCAGGTTTCGTTCTTCGTGGTTTAAGCTATCTATTTGAGCTTTTTTTATCTTGATAGCACTGTCTATGCGAGCTTTAGCTGTGTCATCGTTTATGCGTTTTAATTTTTCTGAGTCTTCTAAATCTTTGGCAATGGTAGGGTCTCTACGTTTATTTATAGCTTCAGCGTATTGCTGTGGCGTTAAACCTTTAGACTTCTCCATCAATTGTGCGCCTAAATCCTTTCTCCCCACAGGACTTACGGCAGATTTAAACTCCTCGTCGCTTAGCCCTCCAAGGAATTTATCAAAACCATTTATTAACTTTTTCTCTTGTTCTCTAACTGCCCTGCTCATTATTTTTAATGAGTCGGTGAACTCAGCTAATTCTACCTTTGTTAGAGTAACACCAAACTTCTCTAACATCTGGTCTACTTCAAAGGCTGATTTGTTTAAAGCTAAAAAAGCTGAAGACACCTCAACGAAACCCTCTCTTATTGTATCGTTCTCAAAAGCTTCCCCCTCTTCGGTTTTATACATCCTAGTTATCAACTGCTCTTCGACCCCCAGCAACCCCGCAGCTTCCTTGCTAAGAATCTTTCTATGCCTTCTAGAGATAACACCTTCGGCTTCCTTCTTTGTATCTAACTTTTCACTTTCAGAAAGATTCTTAAACGAAAAACTTAGATCTTCGGAAGCGTCCTTGAGATGAGCTAGAGCTTGGGCGGCTCTATCGTTTGCGCCACTGTATTCCTGATATAGATCCTTACCTAGTTTAAATACCTCCATGCCGGTCATGACAGCAGCCCCATACACACCCAGACCCCCAATAATCCCCCCCATAGCACCCTTGAACTTCCCCCCCGAACTCTTCATATTCTCTCCAAACTGGCTGGCTGCTTGGCCAGCAAAAACAAAACTAGAAGCTGAAGCCATAGAACCAGAAACTATAGAGGTGTACTTCCCTAAGGTCGATGTAGATTCGCCAGTCGCTGCGCTTAAAGCTGTCATACCAGCCTGCACACCAAATATTATGCCTGTCAAATCCCTTTGACCTTTAACATTATTGTCGATATTTCTAGTCGATTTTTTCAAGGAGTTATTAAAGTCTTCAACACCCTTTTTATCATAAGTGAAACCAGCCCCCATTACGTCTGATTTTCTGACACCCTTGTTCCAAGGTTCAGCAAAATTAGGGATTGCTCCAGTAGGTTCGTCTCTAGTATTAGTAACAGCAAGGCCCATTGGGTTTTGCGAGTTTCTAAGTTTGCCGCTCTGATTTATTCTAATCTGGCTGACAGGTAACCCGGCAGCTTGCTCCCTTCCGATAGCATCTTGAAGAGGGTCTGCGAAATTTGGAATGTAACCAGAAGCTGCATTTCCTTTTCTCCCACTTGTAGAAAGTTTAGCGTTTTTGCTGACATTAATATTGCCTTTAACATTATCAACAACTTGTCTAACGTACTTACCTTTTTGCCCCAAAGAGTTTTTAAAATCTGCAAATTTATACCCTTTGCCTTTGATACCAAAGACAGTTTCTAAATAACCAGATTGGTCCC